ATGGCTGGCTATCGCATTAAATCAGACCCTCATCGTTATTTGAAAGATCGCGACGGCGTTTATCAGTACGTTCGCCGTGTTCCCAAGTCTGTGGCAGACAAGGATAGTCGCGCTCCTATCGTCCGCATAAGCCTAAAAACCACCGATCTCGCTCGGGCGATGACGAAGCGCAACGAGTACGAATCTGCTGACGATGCACTTTGGTCAATGCTAAATGCTGGGGCTGATGGCGATAAGGCTCGCGCACTTTATGATGCCGCAATCAAGCGAGCCGACGCTATCGGCATTTCATATGTGCCAGCCGATAGGCTGCTTGCGATGCCAGATGACGCTCTAGCGGCCCGACTAAACCTAGTAACTGGCAATCCAGTAGAAGACGCAGCCGCAGTGGGCGCCGCGAGCATCCCGTCAGTGTCTGTGACGCAAGCCCTGAAAATCTACTTTGATGAAATCACTCCCGACGAATTGACGGGTAAGAGCGAAATTCAGAAAAAGCGGTGGCGCGCACACAAGCAGCGGGCGATCGACCATTTTGTGAAGATCGTTTCAGATAAGGCTATTGCGGAGATTACGCGCGAGGACGCGCAGAAATTCTATAAGGTCTGGCTACAAATGATAACGAAGCCAGCCAAAGGGAAGCAGCCGATATCGGCCAGCATGGGCAACCGCATGATGGGCGGGATGCGAGTTCTTTTTGCTGAGTATTTCAAGCACATGGGAGATAGGGATCGGCCGAACCCTTTCCGCGATTTGAGCTTTGCAGAGAAGGTCGAAAAGTCGAGGCCGCCGATCCCGACCAACATAATCCGGGAGAAGTTCCTAACCTACGGACCACTCGCCAGTCTGAATGATGAAGCTCGCGGCATCGTCCTAGCGATGATTGAAACGGGCTGTCGACCAAGTGAACTTTGCAACATTACGGCCGAGCACATTTTCTTGGCCGACAAAGTTCCGCATATCCTGATTGCGCCACGAAAAGATGCTGCAGATCCGCGCGAGATTAAAACCGCTTCGTCTGTTCGCAGGCTGCCGTTGGTCGGCATAGCGCATGAGGTTTTTAAGAAACATCGGAATGGCTTCCCTCGTTACAAAAACAAGGAAGACACGCTATCGGCGACGCTGAATAAGTATTTCAAGGACAACGAGCTTTTTCCGAAGGGTGCCGGCTATACCGTCTATTCGCTTCGCCACTCATTCGAGGATCGCATGAAAGAGGCGGGCCTGGACGATGAATTGCGCCGAATGCTGATGGGCCATACAATTGACCGCCCACGATACGGCACGGGCGGTTCTTTGGAATGGCGAAAAGAGCAAATGGAAAAGTTCACGCTGCCGTTCGACGCAGCCGTGATTTAATACGATCGCGAATATTATCGTTTGCAGCCAGACTGCGCTGCATTTGTTCCACGCGCTCATAAAGTGGCAGGAGATTCTGCTCTGTTTCCGGAAAGCAGGCAATCACACCGGCTATGGCGTCCAACCATCGTTCGGTGTCAGCAAAGGTGTATGACGCCATTACTCGCTGCTTTCTGCCGAGCCGGCACGGCTTGCCTTATCCGCGGCTTCCTGCGCCTCTCGAACCGATTTCGAAACATCCTCGTCAGATGTGGTGCCGCCCTCGTAGCTGCCTTGCGCACGCTCTCCGATGTGAATGTGCGGAATCTGCTGGTAGGCGAGGTATATGGCTACGAGCGCCGCGATGACGATAAATACCCGCTTGTAGTCTCGCGCTGACATCCTCACTCCCTTTCCCGCAGTGCGGCGCGGTGGCTTTCCGTGCTATCACCTTCGCATTCTCTATACGCTTTCTGCGCCGCCTTCACGGCGTGTTCCCCCACCACCATCACACCGCCCTCCGCTGCCGGCGGCGGTTGTCATTGGCTGGATTGCGACGCTGGCCTGGAGCGCCATAGCGGAACCGAACGCCGGTAATGCGCGCCAGTTCGAAAGCGGTGTCGCGTAGCGTCTCGGCTTCAGTGTGGTAGCCAAGAGCGCGCACGGCCTTTGAGATCGATAGGACTTGCGCAGCAGTCGTGCCTTGTAGCTGGAACTCAGCGGCAGTCAGGATGGGTGCCATAGCGGCGTGCGTCGTCGATACATGTCTGTGCATGTTATTCTCCTCGTGTTTGGTGGGTGCAAAAAGCCGTGGCGCAAAAACGCGCAAGGGCTGTCATTCTTGGAGATTCGGGGGCTTAAGCGCCCCGTCGCTATCTTTCGCGCCTCATGCGGATAACCCCAACCCAACGCCACATACAGCCACAACAAATCCGATAACGACGGTCATCTCGACCGCTTCGCGTGCTGCATAGCGGAGCCACGGCTGTGGGCGTGCATGTTTCTTGGCGCGATAATCCGGGCGGCGCATAGGCTCGACACTGCCGGCCTTTGGAGCGTCGGTTTCAGTTTCAAAATCGTCGTCGGCGAGCATCTCTAGAAGGGCGCGGTTCATGCTGCTGCCCTCCGGTCTGCCGCCGCCCGATCCGCTACCGGTCGGTTGTCGTTGGCGGCTACTGGCTCGAGGTGATAAAACCCGTGATTGCCCGCGCCCCGATGGTTCATCGGGATGGTCCAGCCAAACGAGGGCAGGAGCTTGCGGAGGCGACTGATTTGCACTCGCACAACGTTTTGCGCGCCATCAGGACCGCCGTTTGGGTCAAAGGCGTAGACGTTGTCAACGAGGTCGTCGATGTAGATGCGGCGCGGATAAATCGCCGCCAGCGCATCGATGATGTTCTTCTGTCCACGTGTAAGCGGCGCATCCTGGAGCTCGGTGGTGGGGTTCCACTCCATTTTAAGCAGCCCCCGCCAGCACTACCGGCGTGCAGCAAGCTACGGCGCCGCTCGTCTGGAAGACTTCGAAGGTCTCGCCGGGGCACAGGGCAGCCAAGCGTGTCGCCTCGGCTAAGGCCTGTTCAAACGAGCCGTGTTCGTATGGCATGGTGGTGAAGACGCCAACGCGGCCAGTCTTCTTACCGCGGCGGAATACAAAGAATCCGCCGCCGATGATTTCATTCGGGCGAGGCTTGGGACTTCTTCTTCTCTTGGTGGGTTCCATAATTGCAGTCTCCTCGTGTTTTGGTGGGTGGTCAGCAGATCGGCGTCGGTCGCTTCTTCGTGCTGTTGGGGAGTTGTATACGATAAACGTATTAAAAGGTCAAGCCGGAAATACGAAAAGCGTATATGACATAAATATACGATTATGCGATAACGCTTTTATGGATAGCGAAGTAATCAAGTGGTTTGCGGAGGCCTTAGAAGCCAGCGGGCTCACCCAAGAGCAAGTAGCGAAAGAGCTCGGTCTCGGTCGTCAGCCTACCATTAGCGAAATACTCAAAGGCAAGCGTCAGCTTAAAGCTCATGAAATGGTCGTCATGAGCCGATTGAGCGGGCTGCCTATGCCGGATCGCAAATCTGTGATTCCAGTGCTAGGCTATGTCGGGGCGGGTGCGGCTGTATATCCAATCGATGATGGTGATCCGTTATATGAGGTTTCGGTAGCGGCGGCGCTGCCGCAGGGTACGGTCGGCGCTATCGTACGGGGCGACAGCATGTATCCGATATTCGAGGATGGCGACCTAGTTGCCTATTCGGGCAAGGAGTTGACGGCGGACGATGCGCTTGGCCAGACGTGCATGGTTCGCCTTGAGGACGACAGGATGCTAATCAAAACGATCCGCCGCGGATCGGAGCCTGGGCTATTCACGTTATCTAGTACGAATGCACCAGACATAGAAGATGTCCGGATCGTTTGGGCTCGCAAGCTGGTGATACGCATTTCGCGGGAATTCTGGCGCCAGCTTTAATACGCTAATCGGATAGTAGTAAAGGGTCGCTATAGCGGCCTTTTTTTGTAATCACAGCGGAAAATACGAAAAACGTATGTCAGGAGTTGACGAAAATACGAATCGCGTATATAACCTTTGTCATCGACCGGCCCAAAGAGGACCGGAGCACAGAAAAGGAGAATGAGTTGCACAAAGAGAAGCCGGAGCTTCCGCGACCGGACAGATAGTACCAACCCGAGGCTGACCGACCAGAAAACACGAGGAGAATGACGATGGACACCAGACCAGCAGACAATGACAACCGCCCGCCGTAGGACAATAGGGACGCTGCTAGCCTGAGATGGCTAGTGGCGCGCGACGCATGCTTATTAGCAGGCGTCGGTGGGGATTGAGCTGGTTTGTAATGCCAGCCTAGAAATCGAAGGCCAGTTGTCCCGGCCACGACCGCCAATGAGCACACACATGCTCAAGACGGCCAAATCGCAGACGCACATAAGCACGAACTGCGACCAACTTAGGTTTCAGCATAAGCCAATACCTCCACGCTCTGACGGTTAAAGCCGCCTCTCAGCGAACGCAGTAACGCGCCGCTTGCCCTACATGAGAACAGCCGAAGCTGCAGAGTGGCTATTTGCTCCCCACCGACGTCTACACATAAGCATGCTGAAAATTGAAACACAACATGAGGAGAATGACATGCAGATTGTACAGGCCAGAGGCCGAGAAATCCCTGTAACGACCCGCAGCAAGAGATACACGCCAGAACGGGCTCGTGCGGAAGCGCTGTTTCATAAACCTGCAGCGGTTGCCAAACCGCGTATTCTTGAAGATGCGCCTAAGGTAGCTGCAACACGTCTCGTTGCGGTTGAAGAAACCGAACACGACAAGGTGTTCCGCCTGGTACGTGAAGGAAAGTTTGAAGACGCTGCCCGCCTTGCTGCTCGCCTGATCAACGTGGGGCAGGTAACTGGTTTCTTCATCTATGGCAAATCGCCAGAATTCACCAAGGCATCGGAATGGCATCAGCGCCTTGTTCGCGATGGCGATGCTCGCGCCAATGTGCATATCATTTCGCCAGAACGAGCGCAGATCCTACTCATGCACAACATCGGCAACCGCCGCGTTAATGCCGCCAACCTTGCCGCTATTATGCGAGATATCGCAACCCATCGCTTTGATCTAAACGGCGAGTCAATCGTTGTATGTCAGGACGGCACGGTGAACGATGGTCAGCATCGCACTTTCGGCGTCTTGCTGACTGGCCAGCCAATTGAATCGGTCGTCTCGTACGGCGTCACCAAGGAATCGATGCGCACCGTTAATATCGGTCGCAAGCGCACCGGCGTTGATCGGTTGAATATCGCAAGCATTCCTAACGCTGTGCATATGTCCGCTATCTCAAACCTTGCGTTCGAGATGTACAATGGTCGCGCGGCTACACCTGCAGAAGCGCAGGACTATTATTTCGAGAACCAAGAGCACATCGTTCTTGCCAATTCCCTTATCGGAAATCCACAGAAGGGACTTGGGTCTGCTGCACCAGGTGTCGCCGCGCTCCACCTTCTTTCCTTGGGCGCTAATGAAGATGATATCCGTCATTTCTTCACCGCCTTCCGCACTGGTGAGATGCTAAAGCGTCGTAACCCAATTTATACGCTTCGCGAGGCTTTGCGCGAAAAGACAGTCAAGTGGACACGCCAGCAGTGGACACGTGGGATCGTGCATCACTTCCTGATCTGGCGCGCAGGCCGATCCCTGGCCGTTGCCACATCCCCCGCATCTTTGCCTGAGGTGATCTGACTATGGAACGTCGGCGGTTATTCATTGACGACATATTTATCGGCAATCGCCATCGTAATGCTGATGGAGCTAAAGTTGCAGAGATTGCGAAGAGCATTGCCGAAGTCGGACTAATGAACCCGCCGGCGGTCTGTATCCGTGACGAAATCGTCATGGATGACGGAGAGTTATGCGATGGGGTGGCGGTTTTGATTTATGGCCGCCACCGCTTAGCGGCACTCAAAATGAACGGCGAAGAATATGTAGAATGCGTCGTTCATGACGTTGACGATCTTCATGCCGAGCTCATGGAAATCGACGAGAATCTGGCCCGTTCGGAACTGTCGCCAGCCGAAGAGGCATCGCACATTGCTCGGCGGAAGGCTATTTGGGAGGAAATGCGCAGAGAGACTTTTGTCCGGAATTCGGACAAAAGTATGGGGCGCCCAAAAACGGGTGACTTTGCGCGTGAGATTGCTTCTTTGACAGGAAATGGCAAATCACAAATAGCCCAAAAAATATCTCGCGCCGAAAAACTCGGCCATGACATCAACAGGATCGTCGGCACTAGCCTAGATAAGGGCGTCGAAATGGACGCGCTCATTGGCCTGCCTGACGACGAACGCGAAAACCTTATCAGCCGAGCAGAGCGGGGCGAAAAGGTCAGCGCACGCCCAGCGCCGGAGCCCAAGCCAATAACCGCCGATAAGGCACTTGAGATTATTGCCGACGGCGCCGCAAAAGCAGTGGCATCAAACAAAGACAGAAAGCGTCAAGCGTTCTGGGATGCATGGGCCGCGCTAGACGAAACTGATCGGCAGGAATTCGCCGCGATTATCTGGTCGCAGTATAAGACGGCCAATTAAAAGCAGGCTGTTATGGGTCGGCACCACCCGTTACCCCAGCCTGCCCGTACGTCGCGGTTAACACGAGGAGGGCCGAAGCCGCTTCTACACCGCGATTTCCTTCGCAGGTACCACCCCGCGCGACCAGACAGATGCCGTTAGACACGGCACTTGTCAACAGTCACCAACCACACACGAGGAGACATGCAGCATTCATCAAGGCACGAACTGCAGGCAACTGCGGCCGCGCACCGTAAAAATGGCGCGTCGTTCGGGAAGATTGCGGAATTGATGGGCATTACCAGAGGCCACGCCTGGTCGCTACTTTCGGAAAGATCGCCCACGCTACCGGCGCCAGAGCCAACAGAGAAGACCGTTGTGCGGCGCACAACTTTTAACGGCGGTTATTCGGGAGGATGCATGGACATTTATGTCTCGCTGCCCCGCATAACCATTCTGGACGGTCCATTTACAGGCACAGTCCACTAGCCTTTTGAGGCAGGCCGACCGCGAGGATGACGGGGCCGACGACTAACCTCCCGACGAGGAGGCAATCTTGAAAACGAAATATACGCGAACTGGCGAGCGGGATATGACAAACCGCAAGCCTTACCGGACATCCGCGCAAAAAGCAGAGGCGCGTGCTTCGGCACGTCTTATTGACGGCCGTTACGTTTCCAACGCGCCAGTCACTTACCACCGCGCACCGAAAAGAGGTGCCGTATGACCTGCGATTGCGGTGAATGCTGGGATTTGCCCGGCGAGATAGTCGTCCATAAGCTGTGGAAATGGAAGGGCATCATCATCGAGGAGCGCGACAGCTTTCGTTGGCTGACTGTGCGCTTCATGATTCCAGGCACGGGCCTTGTGCAACTTGAAGTGTCGCGCTTCGAAGTCGATCCCGTTTTTGAAGAGGACGGCGACGGTGTCGAGGCTGACAGGCCCGAAGATGACAACGTCATCCCGGTCGATTTCACCAAGAAAGTGAAGCTTACGAAAAACACCAAGACGAGGGGAGTAGCGTGATGACCTCCACCACGTACAGCCACACGCGCAACTATGCGCCCAAAGACTACGCGGATGGCGACACCCTCTATGAGCGGGAAACCACGCTCGGCCTTGGTGACCGCTTTCTCTGGGGCTTGGCAGTTGTAGCTGCGCTCGCTCTGACCGTCGGCTTTCACGCATGGGTGTTGGCATGATTTCCTTCGCCACAAAAGCCACGGCTGACATGCCGTTCATCGATCCCGGGCGCAAGCCCGGTGTCGGACGCATCGGGCAGTCCTTGGCGCTTGCAGTGTTCGCGCTGGCAATCGCCACGACAATTGCGGCCTTCCTGTTCTGGAACCTGCTGCTGCCGTTCTACGGGCTGCTTTATCTGTGGGGCGCGCACTGATGCCCCTCAGACCGCCACGCGACAATTGCGCAGCCGCCCTCACAAGCCCGCCGGCATGGCTCGTAGGCTGGCTTATACTTGCGGCCGTCATCGCCGCAATCACCGTTACCCACCACACCTACTGAACACGAGGAGACCTATGGCTTTATCTCTTTCAAGCCTAAAATCGACCAAGAGAAACGATCCGCCTGTGATCCTTCTCTACGGCGTCGACGGCATCGGCAAAACGTCGCTCGCGGCAGAATTCCCGGACCCGATCTATCTGGCAACCGAAGGTGAGCGTCCGCCGTCTGACATCGAAATGGCAACCCCCGGTACGATTGAATCCTTCGACGATCTGCTGAACGTTATCGGTGAACTACTGACCGAAGAACACGACCGCCGCACCGTGATTATCGACAGCCTCGACGGGCTGGAACCGCTTGTCTGGCGTGCGACCGCTGCCCGCCTTGGCATCAATGGCATCGAGGATGCTGGGTTCGGCAAAGGCTACGTGGAAGCTGATACCGAATGGAATGAGCTCATGGCCGCCGTGTCGGCGCTGTCCCGTGCAGGCATGTATGTAGTCATGCTGGCGCACCCTGAAATCGTGCGCTTCGACAGCCCGACGACAGATCCATACAGTCGATACCAGCCCAAGCTGCACAAGCGGGCCAATGCCCTGGTGCGTGAGAAGTCCGATATCGTCGCTTTCATGAACTACCGTATCTCAATCAAGGAGAAGGAAGTGGCGCGCCAGACGAAGGTTAGCCACGCCGAGGGCGGCAAAGAGCGCCAGGTGCATTTCAACGAGGCGGCGGGCTTCAACGCCAAGAACCGTTATTCTATGCCGGATAGCGTCGTGTACCGCAAAGGGCAGGGCTTTGCCGACATTGCCAAGTTCTGGCCGGTTGGCGACGACAATGGACAGAGGGAGGCGGCCTAATGGAAAAAGCTCTAGCCGGCCTCGTAGCAATCGCGGCCATCCTATTCTTCGCGCCGCTCATCGGCGTTCTCGGTGGCGCGTTCGTCGGCTGGGTCGTGGGCCTGTTTTTCGCAGAAACGATCCATGCATTCCTTGCTGCCGTTGGCATCAACGCGGCGGACCTTGCGATGTGGCAGATCGGCGCTTCGCTCGGCTTCATCGGCGGGTTCTTCCGCCCGGCTATCCATCGGGCGAAGGCGTAGGCCGGTGAATGACGAAGATAAGCTTCCGCGCACCAGCGCGGAGGCGAAAGAAAATGGCTCCAAGCGCTACTTTACCGGGGAGCCGTGCAAGAATGGGCATGTAGCGCCTAGGTTCACTAGCAGCCGGTCATGCGTCACATGCGCTGCTGATCGAAATAGGGAATGGGTCGCCGAAAATGAAGATCATCTGAAGGCATATCGTAAGAAGGCATATGCAGAAAACAGGGATGCAATCCTATCCAATTGGTCTGAATGGTATGCTGAAAACCACGAGCGTGAACTAGAAAAGAAGCGCATGAGGTACGCGGATAACAGAGGAGCGGCGTTGGAATACGCGCGTGAATATCGAGCCGCAAATTCAGCAAAAGTGAGGGCCGCAACCGCAAAATGGCGTTCGGAAAACCCCGACAAAGTGAAGAAATCTTGGGCTGACTGGTACGAAGAGAACGGCAAATTCCGTGACGCCGAAAAGCGATCCACACCTAGAGGTAAACTGGACGACCTTATGTCATCGGCCATTTACCAGGCGGTTCATAAACGTAAGGCAGGGCGCAGTTGGTCCGATCTCGTGGGGTATAGCGTCGATGACCTTATGGCGCATCTAGAACGCCAATTCCAACCCGGGATGACATGGGAAAACCATGGGCAATATGGCTGGCATATCGATCATATTATCCCCCGCTCGGCGTTCAATTATGAAAGGCCGGAAGACATAGATTTCAAGCGCTGCTGGGCGCTGGAAAACCTGCAACCCCTCTGGTGGCAGGATAACCTATCGAAAGGCGCGAAATTTACCAAGCCTTTCCAGCCATCGTTAGCGCTAGCTGTTAACGACAACCAACCACTACAAGCACGAGGAAATGACAAATGGCGCAACTAGGCGTTCAATTTAACCCGCAGGATCACAGCACCGAACAGTCTGATTTCGAGTTGCTGCCTAACATGATTGCAAAGCTCGAAATCTCCGCCGGCGATGTAAAAGTCGACGGAACGGACATCGCGGTGAATTTCACAATCGATGTGGTCGAGCCGGAGGAATACAAGGGCCGCCGCATTTGGCACTGGGTCGACGTTCAGAACCGGGACGCTCAAAGACAGGAACGTGGTCAGAAAGACCTCGCCAAGCTCTGCCGGGCGGTTGGCCATGACGGGCCTTTGGAAGATACCGAGCAGATCCAGTTCATCACTTTCACTGCGCAGATTGTCCAAAATCCCGCTGGCGTCAGCAAGAAGACGGGCAAAGCGTACAATGCCAGCAACCGTATTCGGAAACTCTTTTATCCCGATGAGGGCAACGTTCCCCAGCCTTCAATCGACGCCAACCAGCCTGTAGCGCAGGCCCGCCCGGCCAACGACAACCGGCCGGCTGCGGCAAACAGCAACAAGCCTGCACCGGCTGCAGCTGCGGCAGGCGGGCAAAAGAAGCGACCTTGGGGCTAAGCTAAACAACAGGCGCGGTTGCCAGCCGCGCCTTCTACCACCGAACACGAGGAGACTTTGATGAGAGTCAGCATTGACCGCTCACAGCTCGCGCACGCCTTGGCAACTGTCAACCGTGCCATCGAAAGCCGCAACACGATTCCTATTCTTGCCAACGTGCTCTTGGCAGTCGAGGACGGCAAGCTGCGCCTGACCGGTACCGATCTGGACGTGGAGATTACGACCAGTTTACCGGTGCTCGACTGCCAACCGGGCAGCGTAACCGTTCCCGGCAAGATGCTTGCGGATATCGCAAAGCGCGCGACTGGCGACATTACCCTTGAGCTGGACGGCCGCCTTACCGTCGCGTCGGGTCGTAGCCGTTATAAGCTCGACGTTCTGCCCGCCGAAGACTTTCCGTCCTTCAGCGCAGGGAATTTCGACACGACGCTGGAGCTTGATCTGGCTGCGCTTGTTGCGCCGTGTGCGCACTGCATTTCGTCGGACGAGACCCGTTATTACTTGGCTGGCGTTTATCTCCATGCCGTTGACGGCCGCTTGGTTGCTGTCGCAACCGACGGGCATCGGCTGATGCGCAATGTCGGGCCTGCCGGCGACTTGAACTACGGCGTGATCCTGCCGCGAAAGCTGGTAGGCCTGCTGCCGAAAAGTGCGGTTACGGTCGAACTGTCCCAGAACAAGGTGCGCGTCACCTCTGGCTCGACGGTGATCACGAGCAAGCTGATTGATGGCACGTTCCCCGACTACGTGCGCGTCATTCCAACCGGCAATAGCAACGTGCTTACCGTTGATCGGCAGGCACTCATGAAGGCGGTCGAGCGTGTCGCCGCGGTTGCGGATGACAAATCGCGAGCCGTGAAATTCGCAGTCGGCGATGTGCTGCGACTGATGCTGGCTGACAAGGCTAGCGATGAAGTTTCGATTGAATTCGAGGGCGAGCCTTTGGAAACCGGATTTAACGCCCGGTACGTAAACGACATGCTTGGCGCGCTGGATGAACCGAGCGTGCGTTTTGCGCTCGGCGATGCTGGCGCTCCTGCCGTCATCAAAGGCGATGGCGAGTGGACCGGCGTGCTGATGCCGATGAGGGTGTAGGCGATGGCCCCGCTTCCCAAAGCTGAATCCAGCACCGTTCGCGCCATCTACGCCGCTTACGAGGCCCAGGCTAAGTCCTGGGACTCGTGGGGCATCAGCGTGGGCGAGGCGGGCACGGAATGTGACAGAGCCTTGTGGTTCGGCTTCCGCTGGGTCTCAGCGCACGAGGTTCATTCGGGCCGTCAGCTTCGTCTGTTCGCCACCGGCAATATCGAGGAAGATCGCCTCGTTGCCGACCTCGAACGTATTGGCGTCGATGTCTACGGGCAGCAGGACAAAATCAGGCTGGTCTCGGGGTTCGTGCGCGGCAAGTGCGACGGCAAGGCAATGGGTGTGCCAGAAGCACCGAAGACCGAACACCTGCTCGAATTCAAGTCGAGTAACGAGAAGGGCATTAAGGAACTGCAAAAACACGGCTGCCAAAAGGCCAAGCCCTTGCACTACGCCCAGTGCCAGCTCGGGATGCAGGCTTTCGGCCTGACGCGCTGCCTGTATCTGGCGTCGTGCAAGAACACCGACACGCTTTATGCCGAGCGCATCGAATACGACGTCGAATTCTGCCTTCGGCTGCTGGCACGCTGCGAACGCATCGTGTTTTCGGACGAACCGCCCAGCCGTATCAGCGAAGATCCCGAGTTCTTCGGCTGCATGTTCTGCAAACATCGTGGCGTTTGCCACGAAGGCGTGCAGCCGCGCGTAAACTGCCGCACCTGCCTTCATGTTCAACCAGAGCATGGTGGCGATTGCCATATGTCATGCGCGCGTTGGAACAAGCCTTTGTCGATCGACGAACAGCGCGACGGCTGCCCGGCACACCTCTATCTGCCAGGGCTGATAAATGGCGAGCAGATCGATGCGGACGAGGTTGCGGAGACCGTTACTTATCGACTGGCGACGGGTGAGATTTGGGTGGATGGCGCCAACGACAACAAGCCGAACAACAAACAGGTAACATGATGGCATTGCGGTACTATCAGCGCGAGGCGGTGGACGCCGTTTTCGAATATTGGAAAGCTGAGGCGGGACATCCTCTGCTCGACATGGCGACCGGTACGGGCAAGTCGATGACTCTCGCCACGCTATTCCACGAGTTGATTACCGGCTGGCCTGACATGCGACTGTGCTGCTGCACTCATGTCGTGGAACTGGTCGAGGGTAACTTTCTCGAGCTGATCGGTATCGCGCCGTTCGCTCCGACTGGCATTTATGCATCTGCCCTTGGCCGCCGTGAAGCGCGGGCGCAAATTCTGTTTGCGCAATTACAGACGGTTTTTAACAAGGCGGCTCAGATCGGCCATGTAGACGTATTGGCGATTGATGAGGTTCATTTGGTGCCGAATGACGCCAACACGATGTACCGGCAATTTATCGACGCGTTGCTGGCGATCAATCCAGATATGAAGATCGTGGGTTTGTCCGCCACGCCTTATCGCCTCGATAGCGGGCGCCTGGATGAGGGCGACGACCGACTGTTCGATAAGGTCGTCTATACATACGGCATACGGCAGGGCATTGACGACGGATATCTTTCGCCGGTCACGTCAAAGCCAACTGAAACCAAGCAAGACACTTCAAATGTCCCGATGCGAGGGAATGATCTTGCCAAGGGTGCATTGCAGGATGCTGTTGATCGCGACGATTTGAACGGCCGGATTCTTGAAGAGGTTTTCGACACAGAAGGGCAGCGCAGGACTGCACTATTCTTCTGCGCCGGCGTTAAGCACGCCACGAACGTGCGCGACATGGTTCGCTCAATGGGGAAGTCCTGCGAAGTTTTGCATGGCTCCACCCCAAAAAATGAGCGTCGAAAGATTATTGAGGCATGTAAGGCAGGTGAAATCTGGTCAATCAGCAATGACAATGTCATGTCTACGGGAACAAACGTGCCACGCATTGACCTCATCGTTGATATGGCGCGGACGAAGTCTGCGAGCCGATATGTGCAGCGCGTCGGACGTGGAACTCGCGTGCTATACCCGCCGCGATTTGATCCCGAAGCGGTGGGACCGGAAGAACGCCGAGCGGCTATTGCGGGTTATCTAAAGCCAAACTGCCGTTACATGGATTTTGCGGGCAATGTCGCAGAGCACGGGCCGGTAGATATGATCGAGCCGCGCAAGCCGACAAAAGGCGACGGTGAAGCCCCAATCAAGGTCTGCCCGACCTGCAACGAGCAACTGCATGCTTCATTGCGCATTTGCTGGTGTTGCGGCCACGAGTTTGAATTCGATGAAACGCCGAAGCTGCAAAGCCACGCAACTGACGCGCCGATTGTGAGCGTTGCTGTTCCGGAGACGCGGGAAGTTACACGCCGCACCTTCGCATACCACGAAGGCAAGGGCGACAAGCAGGACAGCGTGAAGGTGTCTTACTGGGTTGGCATGTCGCCAATCAACGAATGGCTCGGCCCAGCCCATACCGGCTTCTTTAAGTCGAAGTCTGACAGGTGGTGGCGAAAGCATGGCGGACAAGCGCCATTCCCGAAAACCGTGCTGGAATTCATGGAACGCCAGAATGAATTGCTGGCAACCGCGGAAATCGTTGTGAAGCCGAACGGCAAATACTGGGAAGTGGTCGATGCCATTGCGGGAGCTGCAAATGACAACGTGCCAGAGGCGAGCAACGACAACATACCAGCCGAAGACTATGGGCGCGTGTCGGCTGGATTAGCCGAAGTGCTGGACGACGATATTCCGTTTTGACGCCCCATTAACGGGATGCGCCGTGAGGCGTGTTAGAGTGCATACCGGACTAACCAACCAACCATGAAACACGAGGAGCAACAATGCAGAACAAAGCCGACAACACGAAAGCACAGAATTACCTAGCTTATGATGTGACCGTGCTGGAACGGGAATTCGCCGACTTGGTTGCGGCATACCCAGAACTGGCCGAAGACGACGAACTGCGCGCCGACACAATCGAAGGCGAGACAGACGCCTATCGCGTGCTCGGTAAGATCGTAGCCATCGAGCGCGACGCAAACAGCATGGTACTGGCCATCGGCGAACGCGCCAAGGAATTAGCCGCGCGAAAAGAACGATACGCCAGACGCAAGGACGCAATGCGTGCGCTGCTACTGCGGTTGTTGAAAGCTGCTGAACTGAACAAGGTGAGCTTGCCGGAAGCAACTGTGTCGGTTGGCAAAGGACGCGCCGGGGTTGAGATCGTGGACGAAAGCCTGCTGCCCGATAACGTCGTGAAGCTAAAGCGCGAGCCGGATAAGACGGCGATAAAGGCGGCGTTCGACGCTGGCGAAGATGTGCCAGGTGCGGTGCTGCGGGAAGGCCAGCCGAGCGTTACGGTGAGGGCGGCGTGATGGCGAAGCTAGACCCTGCGGATTACCTGCCGCGCATCAAACGCTTGCGTGAGCAAGGGTTGGGGCTAGACGAGGCAAGGAAACAGGTGGACCGCGAGTACCTTCTGAATGCCATCGACGAAGCACGCAACTTCTATGAACTGCGCGGGGTTATGCGCGCCTGTATGGAGAAGGTGTTGTGAGCTACGAGTGGCTAATGGCTCCGCACGAGTATGAGCCAAACTACGACGCGTACATCAATGACATGTACTCGTTAGAAGAGGCAATGATCGACATCGCCACCTACGACGACTGGTTTCCAGAGCTAACCCGCCCGCTTGCTGCCGTGCAGCAAGGCAGCGATGAAAGGATGGTCGCATGATTGCAGCCCTATCCAAAATTCGCCCTCGCCATGTTCTGGTTGCGATGGCTCTCATTTACGGCCCACTTTATCTGGCGGACTATTTCTGCGGTCAATGCATCAGTAGCCAGCCGCCCTATTGGCCATTTCAATAACAACCACCCCGCCAGCCACCAACTGGCGGGTTACCACCACGAAACACGAGGAGATGAGGATGAATGAACCGCTACCGAGCGGGCCTTTCGGCTGCGTCCTTGCGGACCCGCCATGGGCATTTAGAACCTATAGCAAAAAGAACGTCGCACCAGCGAGAGGCCGCCAGCCTTACAACGTGATGTCGCTCGACGATATCAAGGCGCTACCTGTCGAAAAGGTATGCGCCCGCGACTGTTTGCTGTTCATGTGGACCGTTTCGCATCTGCAGCGTGAAGCCTTCGATGTGGCCGCATCGTGGGGATTCCGTCCTGTCAGCGTGGCTTTCGTCTGGGAAAAGGGCCGAATGGGCATGGGCTATTGGACCCGACAGGAAGTTGAAATCTGCCATCTGTTCAAGCGAGGCAAGCCGCGTCGCCTGAGTAAAGGAGTGCGTTCGCTAATCAAGGCGCCGCGCCGCGAGCATAGTCGCAAGCCTGATGAACAGTATGAGCGCATCGAGCGGCTTGTCGACGGTCCGTACCTTGAGCTGTTCGCACGCCAAGCGTGGCCGGGCTGGTCATCGTGGGGCAACGAAGCGGGTAAGTATGTAGCGGCCAATGATAACCAAGATTTGCTGGGGAGGGTGGCTTAATGGCTAAATGGACAGAAGATAAAATTTTGGCTGAAGCACTTAATTATGAGACGCGAGCACAATTCCACGACCATGGGACAGCAGCATATACAGCCGCACGAAGGCACAAAAGGGGTTTAGATTTTTTCTGTCAGCACATGACTCCCCAGAACGAGTCGTGGACTGCTGAGAAAATTATTCGGGTTGCCCTTCAATACGAGAGCGTTCGGGAATTTCGATCGCGCAATATTGCCGCGTATACTGCGGCCATTCGATATAATGTTCTTGAGCAATGTAAGGCTCATATGAAGGATAAATTAAGTCAAGTTGATCGATATATTTATGCAATCGAAGGAGAAGAGAAATCCATTTACATTGGGTTATCTTCCAACCCTCGTCGGCGATACGCGGAGCATAAACGGCGCGGCAGAAAAGCAATTAAGGACCTAATTAAAAGTACCCATACCTTTAAAATAGTTGTTGGTCCCGTTTCGCAAATAGACGCGCAAAATATGGAAGATGAACTTATCCGGCACTTTAAAGCGCGCGGGTATAACGTTCTCAACCAAGTTGCCGCTGGAGCATTGGGTTCGCTTGGCGCGATAAAATGGACAGAGGATGCGATTTACAAAGAGGCGCGCCAATACACGTCCAGAACTGAATTCCTTCGGGGGAGTCCGGGTGCGTATGGTGCAGCGCGGCGGCAATATGGAAGCGTTGATAGGTTCTGTAAGCACATGGAACCAAAACTAAAGTCTTGGGATGAGGCGTCGATTGCTGAAGAGGCGTTGAAATATAAAAATAGAGGGGCTTTTGAGAAAGCTTGTGGCGCTGCCGTACAGGCGGCTCGTCGACTTGGTATATGGGAGAAAGTGTGCGCCCACATGCCTTACCTAAAATTACCGAATGGATATTGGTCCAATCGTCCGCGTGCATCGGTGGTGGCATGACGGGAAACTCAGATGTTTGTTGGGTGTGCTCCAGAAGGGCCGTAGGCCTCGGCGTGCAGGCAGACCGTGAACCCATACGCTGGCTATGCAAGGAATGCGCTGACATCGCCGAGCATATTCGGCATCGCAGGCGGTTGGACCCGTACGAACTGCGCGCCCTTGATACGGGCGTCGAGGCGGTCGGGGAGTATTTGCAGGAGTTGGGAAAGACCGACCTTAAGGAAATGGACGAACTCGAGGCCAGGCAACTGGTGAAAGCCGCGTGGGAAGGGTGCGGGCGGGGGATGCGTGCGGCTCTAAGCGAAGCTCCATTCTGATGCAGCCATGACAGCTTACTACAACGAGTTTGACTCGAAAGCGGCCGCTTGGTTGCGGGAGCTAATCAAGGCTGGCTATATCGCACCGGGAGATGTTGATGAACGTTCAATTGTCGATATTCGACCTTCCGACCTTATCGGATACACACAGTGCCATTTCTTCGCCGGGATCGGCGTCTGGTCTTACGCGCTCCGGCGAGCAGGATGGCCAGATGACCGCCCGGTCTGGACCGGTTCCTGCCCATGCCAGCCTTTCAGCGCGGCAGGCAAAGGAGCAGGGTTTACTGACGAGCGGCACCTATGGCCGCACTTCCACTGGCTTATTGAAAACTGCCGACCTCCAGTCGTCTTTGGCGAGCAGGTTGCGAGCAAGGACGGACTTGGCTGGCTCGACCTTGTACAAGCTGACCTGGAAGGATCGGGTTACGCCAGCGGGGCGGTCGATACCTGCGCTGCGGGCTTCGGCGCGCCGCATATCCGACAGCGGCTGTATTGGGTTGGAAAAAGGCTGGAACACGCCGAGGGCGTCGGACGGCTCGAACGGCGGGCCGAACCAAGCGGGTGGCGCGCTGACATCGGACGCGGCTTTGGCATCGTGGGTGACACCCGCTTCGCGGGACTGGAAGGACAGCGGGGCGGACATTCGGCCACGTGCGGACACGGGCAAGGATCGGTTCGACCAGTTGCCGAGGCAAGCGAATTTGGCGGGTTGGCCCACAACAACGACGACGAATGCTCTGCGCCATCCATCACCGGATTTCACAACTTCGAACATAACTCTGAACCATGCAAGCACTCTAGCGGGCTGGCCGACGCCGACAGCGCTGGAGCGCAACGCAAATCTGGAGACACACCAGAAGCGCCGGGATTTTCGGAAGCGCAACGCCAACCAAAACACTACTCCGATGTATCTGAACGAAGCAGCGCAGATCACTACCGATGCGGAAATATGCGAGGCGATGGGCTATCCAGTGACGCCGCACGGTCCAGCCCGACTAACGGCTTCTGGCGAGATGCTGACTGGCTCTTTTGCCGGGATGGAAAGTGGCGGCCAGTTGAACCCGGCACATTCCCGCTGGCTCATGGGGTTGCCAAACGTATGGTCGTTGTGTGCTCCTGCTGCAAGACAGAAACGAGGTGGATGAGTGGGGCGTCCGACGAAGCCAACCCCGTTGAAGTTCTGCAAATTTTGCGGTTCGAAGATGGAACGGAAAAAACAGCCGTCCGGAGAGTTGGAGGGATTGAACTCTTTCAACAGGCGCCAGTACTGCAACCAACAGTGTTTCGGTTCCTCACTGGCGAAAACACCCAAGACGAAAGAGGAAGCGCATACGCGGGCGCGCCAGGTGTGCCAGAGGGTTTCATGCAATCGTTGCGGAGAAACAGAGTTTCTACAGGTTCACCACCGAGATCGGAATCCCTTCAACAATGCACCAAGCAATCTGGAAGTACTTTGTATTCCTTGCCATCGGGAGGAACACGCGAAGCCGACGCCGCAATCTACCTGCGCAGTCTGCGGAACCTTGTTCGTTGCCAAAAGTCATCGGAACAGAAACAAGATCTGTTCTGCCCAGTGTGCGAGGGAATTCGGTCGCATGAATGCCGTCAAGAGATGGTCAGTCGTGTAAGTGAATTGCGCGGTTACGGTAATGCAATCGTTGCTCCCGCAGCGCAAGCGTTCATCGAAGCGTACTTAGAAACCGAAATTGTGGCTGTCAACGACAACTATCTCAGCAGGCCTGACGTCGCTCTTCTAGCGAGTTGAGCAAATCGCTCAGTTCCTTGGCATCGCGGTAGTTCATCCCTACCGCTTGCCGTACGCCCATCTCGACTGGCTTTTGAACCTTCTGATCAACCACTGACCAGGTGTCGTTAATTCCGTTTGACGCTTTGTATCGTCCGCCGATGTACCGCCCACCCTTCAATGTTGATCTGCTCATCCCAGTCCTTTCAAGGTTCGAATCGATTGAAATCTATGATTACAGACATGGTTAACACATCGCAAGTTTCTGCCGTCGCAACCGACTCCATGTTGGGTGGTCATTGCATCGTGGCAGCTTCTTTCTGTGCATGAAGGTAATTCAACAAGTCGGCCAGATCGTCGGCCTGATCCCACTTAAGGCCAATCTGCTTGATGCCGTTCACTTCCGCAGCATCGCCCGTCCAAACATCAATTACAGCCCAAATGCCGTCGTACATTTCCAATGTGTCGTACCGTGCTTCTGCCATGGCTGTTTTCTTTCAAGGATAACTCATGCACAATAGCACCGCTTCATCTTTTACAGAAGACCCCATGCTCGACGTCGCCCTGTCCTATACGGCGCGCAATTGGCCGGTATTCCCATGCCGTGCAGCCGACGAGGAGTTCGTCGACGAGGACGGCCTTATCGAAATTCTAGCCACCAAAACTCCGTTGACCTCAAATGGGTTCCGCGGCGCGACGCTAAATGAGCGCATCGTTCGTGAGCTTTGGCGCCGCAATCCCGGTGCAATGATCGGCGTGCCCACCGGTGCGCCTATCGGCGCGTGGGTGCTGGATATCGACCCGAAGCACGGAGGCCCGGATACGCTCGCCGCATTGGCGGCCGAGCACGGTGCCTTGCCACCGACGCTCACTGCTGAAACCACGAGCGGCGGCCGACATTACTTCTTCAAGCACAAGGCAGGCGTACGCAATCGTGGCGCTTTGGGCGCCGGCATCGATGTGCGCGGAGATGGCGGCTACGTCATTGCGGCCGGCAGTGTGCCTGCTGTTGGCCAGCCTTACCGCTGGTTGGTCGACATGGAACCAGTTGATGCGCCGAACTGGCTGCTGGAGCTTGTCTTGCCACGGTCATACGACAGCACGACCATGTACCAGGCGCCGTCGGTGTCTGGCACGATTAATGACCGATACGTCGAGCGGGCGGTACAGTCTGAGCTTGACGATCTCGCCATGGAGCCGATGGGGAACCGCAACAATCGTCTGAACGACGCTGCGTTTCGGCTGGGCACGTTCGTCGGTGCCGGTGCGTTGGCGGAATCCGAAGCGCGGGCATTGCTGCAAGACGTGGCGCGTGGTTGGGGCAGGGACTTCCCGCGTTGCTGCAAGACGATCGACAACGGCTTGAAGGCCGGCAAGATGCATCCGCGGCAGGCTCCGGAAGCCGTCAATGACAACACCAAGCTCGTAGACATCACGCGCATGCTCGACAATGCGAGGGCGAAGGTTGATGAGCAGCGCGAACCCGAAGCGCATAACGACGAGCCAGACGCGCCGCCCGTAGAAGATGAGCCCACCGACCAACCCATCCTCGCAGCCACGCCGTTCCAGTGGAAAGACCCTTCGACGCTACCCCGTCGTGAGTTCGCCTTTGGGCGCCATTTCATCCGCAAGTACGTCTCGGTTACTGTAGCGCCCGGCGGGCTTGGCAAGACCGCAAACAGCATCGTGGAAGCGCTCGCTATGGCGTCTGGTAAGGCGTTGAATGGCGTTAAACCACCGCGCCGGCTGAAGGTCTGGCTGTTTAACGTCGAAGATCCGCGCGACGAGCTTGAGCGCCGCATCATGGCGGCGTGCATCCACTTCAATCTCAAGCCTGAAGATATTGATGGACACCTGTTCCTCGACAGCGGCCGAGAGCAGGAACTGGTCGTTGCTATCGACGACAAGAAGGGAGTCAAAATCCAAGAGCCGATCGTCGAGGCTGTTGCCGAAACCATCCTTGCCAATGGCATTGACGTGATGATCGTCGATCCATTTGTGTCGACGCACCAGGTCAATGAAAACGACAACGGCGCAATCGACAAGGTCGCGAAGCTCTGGGCGCAGATCGCGGATTACACGAACTGCTCCATCGACATCGTGCACCACCTACGCAAGGTCAGCGATCGCGAGGCTACCGTCGAAGATGCTCGCGGCGCGGTGGCGCTGATCGGCGCAGCGCGTTCAGTGCGCGTGCTTAACCGCATGTCAGAAGCGCAAGCCAATGAGGCGGGCATTCCCGGTATGGAACGGTTCGGCTACTTCTCGATCACCTATGGCAAGTCGAACCTTACACCGCTGTCACACCGGTTGGACTGGCGGCATATCGAAAGCGTGGCGCTTGGTAACGGGCGCGGCTTGACCCAGCCCCAGGACCACGCTCCGGTCGTGACGGAATGGCATTGGCCGTCCAGCGAGGAAGTGGCTGAAGGGCTGACTGATGACCAGAAAGACGCAATCCGTGGCGCTGTAAACGGCGGCATGTACAAGCAGGCGCCGCAGGCCAAAGACTGGGTTGGACATGCGGTGGCATATGCGCTGGGGCTGGATATCGACGACGAGGTGCAGAAGAAGCGTGCGGGCCTTATTACCAAGGCACTCTTCAAGGAAGGTTTCCTGGCGAAGGTCGAGGAGCGCGATCCAGTGCAGCGGAAAACGACGTCGTTTGTGCGGGCGGTTTGATTCAACTGATGCCAGTATAACTTTGCCGCTCGCATTTGCGTGCCCTATCTCATAAGATTAGGCGGTGCCGCCTACGAATCTTCCTCGAACAAATTGGAATACACTATGGACAGTGCGGTGCCCTTCCTGCATGCGCGTGGTCAGTCGGCTGATGAAATTCGGCTGTTGGATTGGAGCCGGAACCCTATAGGGGTGCCAGCGAATTGGCCAGCGCACTTGGTCACTGCAGTACAGATGATGTTGGCTTCGCATTTTCCCAAAGCAATCATTTGGGGGCCGGAGTTTACGACGATTTATAACGACGCTTTCCGACCAATTCTCGGGGAAAAAGAGAATTGCATGGGGGCTTCGTTTCGCGATATCTGGTCGGAGGCGTGGGATGATTTGCTGCCCATGGTTCAGAAAGCCTACGCTGGCGAGGCGACGTTTATTGAAGACTTTCCACTTGTGATCGATCGACATGGATATGATGAGCAATGCTATTTTACATTCTGCTACAGCCCGATCTTTGATGAACAGGGTCGGGTCGGCGGGATGATCGACACGGTCATCGAGACCACGCAAAAAGTGGAAGCCGAAAAGCACGCCCGGATTCTGAATACTGAACTCGCTCACCGCATCAAGAATACCTTCAGCGTGGTGTCCGCTATTGCGAGCCAGACATTCAATAACAATGCCGATGAAGAGGTCATTAATACATTCATAAAGCGGCTTTCTGCGTTGGGGAACGCGCATGATGTACTGAGGCTCGGCAAAAGCTCGGAAGGTTCGTTGCGTCAGATCGTATCTGGAGTAACAACTGCGCTTGCAGTTGACGATCGCGTTCACATGGCAGGGCCAGATGTATCGGTAGGCCCGAAGGGCGCATCGACCATCTCGCTATTGGTTCACGAATTGACAACAAACGCGATTAAGTACGGTGCGCTTTCTAATCCTACGGGGCAGGTGCAACTGAACGTTGCTATATCCAAAAGGCAGGTTGAGCCGGTTTTCTCAATGAATTGGATCGAAATCGGAGGACCGCCGGTAGCCCCGCCGACAAAGTCGGGTTTTGGCTCCAAACTCATAAGAATGGGGCTTCTTGGTTCGGGGGAAGGTAGGTCCGAATATAGACCCGAAGGCTTTAGCGCAGAGTTTACCGCACCGCTGCTGCAGCTCCAGGGAGAGGGGCGCTTGTTTGACTCAACGTGATATCGGCCGGAAATTAAATCGTGAAAGCGGGGCTTCGGCTCCCCTTTTTTGTTTGAAATGCACCATTGACGCGAATCGGAAATGGGCGTTGGTATCTTTCGGTGTAGCTCGGGGATGAGGGGCTGTTCCCTTCATGGGGCATTAATGAGGGCAATATGCGTAAACTGGTAATTGCATTGGCGGTCTCGCTGTGTGCGTCGAGCGCCATGGCAGCGGATTTGGGTGTTTCTTTCCAATGGGGACCGACAAAGAAGTGCTTTGACCCGAAGTCGCCACCCATTTCGGTTTCTGGCGTGCCAGCGGGGACAAAGACATTAGAGTTCAAGATGATCGATAAGAACGCAATCGACTTCACCCATGGCGGCGGCAAAGTGGCGTACACTGGAAAAGCGCAGATTCCATATGGTGCATTCCGCTACAAGGGGCCGTGCCCACCGAGCGGAGTCCATTATTACAAAATCACAGTGAATGCTCTGGATTCATCAGGTAAGAAGCTTGCATCCGGCTCCGACACGCAACCGTTCTCTAAATAGTTGCATTGCGGGATATCCAATCAGAAACCCCGCCATCGAGCGGGGTTTTTGGTCCATGATAGCCCTATCTTGTTGAGATATTAACTAAACCAATGGTTGATATTCCCTGCGCGTGTTGCACTTTGGTTACAGACATTGTTGGGGAAATGGGTATTTAGATCTCCTTGAAAGTTTTGATCTTTCTCGTCCATCTCAGGGGGTAACATGCGTTTGAAATCGATTCTGCTCGCTTCCACTATTGCTGTTTCTTTTGTTTCCGGCGCGAAAGCTGCCGACGCAATCGTAGCAGAGCCGGCACCGGTCGCAGTGGACACATTTTCGTGGACTGGTGGCTATATTGGTATCAATGCCGGTTATGCCGGCGGCAAATTCAAGCATCCGTTCTCTGTTTATGACGAACTGTTTGATGAAACGCTTGTTTCTGGTTCGGTCAACTTCAACGCAAGCGGATTTGTTGGCGGTGTGCAGGTTGGCTACAACTGGCAATTCGACAACCGGTTTGTTGTAGGCGCAGAAGCTGACTTCCAAGGCTCAACTGTAAAGGGTGATGTCTCCGCCCATGCTGAAGGACTTAGCGCGAACGCCGAAACCAAGATTGAATGGTTCGGTACCGTGCGTGCTCGTCTGGGCTATGCTGCTACCGAGCGCTTGCTCGTTTACGGTACGGGTGGTCTGGCTTACGGCAAGGTCAAGTCGGCCTACAGCCTGTCCGACGGTGTGGACAGCGTTGGCGAATCCACTTCGAAGACCAAGGCAGGTTGGACGATCGGTGCCGGTGCTGAATACGCGATCAACAACAACTGGACGCTGAAGTCTGAGTATCTTTACACCGACCTCGGTAAACGTACCCTAATCAACTATACGGATGCGGATCTGTTCAACTACAATCTGGAAAGCAAGGTTAATTTTCACACTGTGCGGGTTGGGCTGAACTATAAGTTCTAATAACGAGAATATCTCCAGTCGCTTGAACCGCTCGGTCTTGGCCGGGCGGTTTTTTGTTTGATCATAAGATGGATAAAAGCTCGCCGAGTCGATGGCCTGCCTCTTATTTGTAATTGTCCCCAAGGCGGGCCGATCCGTATCGTATTTTGCGCGCAATACAACCCGTTGTCATAATCAAAATACAACTTCTGATACTGCGCACTTCTTTGTGCGCACTTCTCGAAAAGACCTAAAAGAAGTTCGCAAATGCACGCTGCTTTTGGTGCGTAAGTGTTCTTATATAGAAACTTACGCACAAAGCGCGCGGCGCGCAGTTCTCGAGTTTTGAGAAGTGCGCACTTTTCCTGATTTTTGCCAATTCCAGAATACAACCTGATTTGAGGCGGGCGCAAAATTTTCGCCACGCTGCGTCGACCATTAACACGACATTTATTGAGGCGCTGCACACTCGCATCGTCTCTACCGTCCACGCCACTTTCTGCTTGACACATTCGTTCGAGACTCATTCCATCTTTATATCGGACTACCATCCGATTCACGCCGCTACCAACGGCATACCGCAATAAACACGAGGAGCACACATGGCACGCAGCCGCACACGCGCGCCTACGTCTACGACCACGACCGCCACCAAAACACAAACCGTCCGTATCAACGGCGCTCGCGTCAAAATCACCACCAAGGCCGGGAAGGTGACGACAAAGGCCGCCTTGCCGCTCGAATGGGAATTACAGGCGGCACAAGTAGCCAGCCTGCGCCGCCTGCCACAGTACCAACGCCAGTTTCTGCTGGCGGGTGACATGAACGCCAGCAAGCGTGGGCCAAGAGCCCAGGCCCAGGCAATCGCAACGGGAATGACCAGCGGCGAACCTGACCTTCGCATCTATGGCGAATACGGGCGTCTGCTGATGATCGAGAACAAGGTCGGGCAGGGAAGACTGTCGCCGGCCCAGAAAGACCGCCACGCTGCCCTACAGCGGCTTGGCTACACGGTTCTGGTCATTCGGGCCACCACAACGACAGAAGCCGCTGAGCAGGCCGTTACGGCGGTTCTGGAGTGGCTGGCACAGGAGAAGGGGAAAGCAGCATGAAGCAGAAACTGAAAGACAAATATTTCGCCGCGAATGACAACTGCCCGATCGATGAAGACCAGCATTCATCATCTCCATATGCACGGGATTTAGAACTAAGAGGCTGGCAGACGGCGGCAATTAAGCGCCGGGAAGAATTCGAGTTCTATGCAGTCGACGGCGTGTACCTGTCGGATCTTCTGAATGAGGAGGCAGCTTGATGGAAAATGTGATCTATCTCGACCGTGCCGCACGGACCAAACAGGAAGCCAAGGCAATGGCTACGCAGTTGCGACGCATCAAACAGCGCCAGTCGGTTGGCGATCCTGCCGTTCCTGCGAATGATAACGAGGATTTCCCACTGCTGGCGGTTTTGCGCCGAGACAAGCTACACGGCTTTATCGAGCTAGTTATGCGATACCGGCGCCTTGTAGCCATAGCCGAGGCCGAGCCGCTTAAGGGCCAAGACTACGGATACGATGCAGGCCTGCACGCTGCTCAAGAAAGCAAACGCCTAAAGGGCGTCGAAGATGTAGAGGCCGCTGCCGCACGAAACTGGGAAGGCGGCGTGAAAGGTGGAGAAATCGAATATTCCGGCAAGCTGCGCAGAAGCAAAGGAGCTTATGCCCTTCCTGCAATGCGCAAGGTGAATGTCAAAGTCGATGCTTACTTCGAGAACGACGATGGCACGATGCCAATTCCAAAGACCGGTAAAACTCCGAGCCTCAGTTTGAAATTCACGGACGATCTGCTGCTCGAGAAAATTGATACAAGACCGATACTTGCCTATCTGCGGTCAAGGCTTGGGCCGCTCCTCGAACCATTTGAGGATGCGGTGCTGGGCGGGCAGACGCTGGCCGAAATAGGCGAGAAAGACGGCTTCAAGCACAAGCAGGCAACTGCAGCGGGAAGGTCTCTTGTTTTCCGCGGGCTAGCTGCGGTTCAGGGCGCTATGGACGATCTGGAGCTTCATCCACTGGCGTATAGAAATATCTGGAATATCGCACAACCTGCGTAG